ACCTTTGCAATCAATGAAGCAAAGTGGATGAATGCAAAAGAATGGTGTAAGGACAGGAATATGGAGTTTATCATCCTCACAGAAGTTGAATTGATGATATAAATAAGAGTATGGCAGAGACATATTTTGATAAGATACAACAACAGGTAAAAACAGGTAATGAACCATTTAAGTGGTATCGTAACCGTATTAAAGAGTTGGGTACACCTAGTGTGCCTGAACTGTTGCGTAGTGGTGAACTAGATAGAAGACCACACTTTGGGTCTTTGAATATGTTTGTATACTCACCTAAGTTGAGAAACAAACTACCATACTATGATACATTCCCACTGGTGTTACCTCTGAAGAGATACAACGATGGTTTCCTTGGACTGAACTTTCACTATCTACCGTATGCACTAAGAGCAAGACTTCTTGATGCTGCTGGTGGAGACAATCTAAGTGTTCGTGCAGTTGAAAATAATCGTCTTACAAAACCATGTCTCAAGAGATATCTGTATGGGTTTACGAAATCAATGTTCCGTAAGATACCAGACGATGACAATCTCACCGCAATCATGTTACCAGTACAACGGTTTAAGAAAGCATCTGCAACTGAAGTCTGGTCAGATTCTAGGAAGATGATTTAATGGCAAAGTTTAATTTCGGTAATGTCCTTGGTGGTGCAGTATTTGGTGGGTTGAATGCAATCCTACAACACAATGCGTCCAGAGATGGATATTCAAAAGCAAACCGTTATGAAGTTGTAGTTGGTTTACCCGCTGGTACAAACAACGCAGAGGCAGGTGACTCTGCACAATCTGGTAACTTGTTATCACAACTACACGGTGAAACTGCAAGACGCATATCGTTTAGATGCGATAGTATTTCCATGCCAGGCAGAAACCTTCGTACTCAAATGAATGGTAATATTTATGGCCCACCGCATGAGATGGTACAAGGTCAAACATTTGCAGAAGTTGCTGCAACATTCTACATGGGTTCTGATATGGCAGAACGATATTTCTTTGAAGAATGGCAAAAGGTGTCTTACAATCCAGACACATATAACATCAACTACTACAAGGAATATGTTGGTGCAATTGAAATATATGCACTCAACGAGAAGGATGAAAGAACAATGGGTATCCGTCTTGAAGAGTGTTTTCCAAAAACCGTTGACGCAGTACCATTTTCTCATGCGTCATCTAACACTCTAAATAAGTGTAGTGTTTCATTCGCATATCGTTATTGGAGAAATATTGCGACTGAACCTAAAAAGGCAAATCTTGATGATACACTTCAAGATATATTGAAGAACTCTGTTATCAGACAAGTACAAAGTCAGATACCAGCAGTTTTGAGGCGATTATTTTAAATTATTAATATAGGAGAATATGATGGCATTGCCAAAGTTGAATACGCCCACCTATGAGATGGTGCAACCATCCACAGGTGAAACGGTAAAGTTCCGTCCGTTTCTAGTAAAGGAACAAAAAATACTGATGATAGCACAGGAGACAGGTGAAGGACTAGAAATGTCTAATGCCATGTGTGAACTCATCAAATCATGCACCTTCGGTAAAATATCAGAACCAGAACATCTACCATCTTTTGACATAGAATATATGTTTCTCAAGATTCGTTCCAAGTCAGTTGGTGATGAGGTTGACTTAACTATAACCTGTCCAGATGATGGTAAAACTGAAGTTGCATATACACTTAACTTAAATGATGTTGAGATACAGCATACTGAAGGTCACAATAATACGATTATGATTACAGATAAAGTTGGTATGACAATGAGATATCCGTCTTTGGAAAATCTTAAAAAATATACCACAGACAAGTTAGGTGCAGTTGATGTAACATTTGGTGTAATCGGAGAGTGTCTTGTAAATATCTTCGATGAGAATGAGGTGTATGAAGAACTTCCCAAAAAGGAACTGGATGAGTTTATCGAATCTATGAACACTGACCAGTTTGCTGAAGTCCAAGCATTCTTTGACAGTATTCCAAGATTGAGACATGAGATTGTTGTAACTAATCCAAACACTGAGAAAGAGAACAAAGTGCTACTTGAAGGACTGCAAAGTTTTTTAGGATAGGCCTTTCTCATGAAAGTCTTAAAGGATACTATAAGACTAACTTTATTATGATGCAACATTATCATTACAGTCTGACAGAGATAGACGAAATGATGCCGTGGGAAAGGGAGATATATGTATCAATGTTACAACAACATATTGAAGATGAAAATGAACGCATAAAGAAACAGAACGCACAATATAATAGATAAATAGTCCAGAGGGAGAGAGTAATGTCTGAAGAGAAGAAAACCGTTACCGCAGACCCAGCGGTTATAGATAAGGTTGACAGTAATGGTGATGGACACATTTCACATGAAGAAATGGAGATGAATTTGGAATTCAAAAGAAAAGAGTTGGAAGATGCAGATGCTCGTAGAGATGCAATGCGTAAGATGACATGGTTTGCATTGATGGGTATGTTACTCTATCCAGCAGGTATTTTTGTTACATCATTTTTAGGACAAGAAAAAGCAGCGACAATCATTGGTGATATTGCACCAACATATTTTGTTGCTATTTCAGCATTGGTCGCCGCCTACTTTGGTGCAAATGCATATGTAGATAAAAAGAAGTAAAACATGGCAGACGATAAAAGAGTAGCACAGGATTTTGCAGAAGCATCCAGAAATCTACAAAAGGTTACTGGTGAACTAAGAGATTTCAACATGAGTGCTGGTAAAGATATTGCCATGACTGCTGCAGGCGAATTCAAAAAAGTCACTGACCCATTCGTAACATCATTCCAATCACTTCCAGGCGTTTCTACTCTTGGTATGGCTGGTAAAACTCTATTTAATAAAAGTTTTGCAATTCTCAAAGACAGAAGAGAACAAAAACTTTTGCGTGAACGTCTTGGTCTTACAAGAGAACAGTTTGGACAACTCAAAAAACAAAAGGCAGTTGCAGATGCACAGGAAGAGTTTGGCAAACAACTAAAAAGTGCATCAGAAAATCTACTTGGACTTGATATGGAAAAATTTGACATTGCCACTGGAATGTTGCAGTACAGTGATAATGTTACACTCTCAATTGACAGACTCACTAGACTCAATCAGATAAAACTTGATAATGATGAAGCTGCAAGAGCATTTGAACAAAGAGGTGCTGCAGCAAGAGTTGAAGCAGATAATGAAAAGATGCGTAAGGAAGAGGAGACACAATCCATCTTCCATAGTATTGCTGCTGGTATTGATAACCTTGCGGCAGGTGTTGCAAACATCAAAGCAGAAGATGTTGGTACAGGTCTACTTGCACCAATTGGTTTGATAGGTGCAGTCATTGTTAGTTTTGTAGGTGGGTTTGTAACAGAAGTCAAAAGACAGTTTGATGGTCTTAAAGCTCTTGTTGCAACATTCGGTAGACTGTTTAAACCAATCAAAGATGCAATCACAAGTGCTGGTAAATCCATGTTTGGTAATACTCTCATTAGTGCATTCTTTGACACCATAAAAAATGGGTTTACAAGAATAGGCAACTTCCTTGGTGGTATCACAACATTTATTAAAGATTCAAAGTTTGTTTCAATTATAACTGATGGTGCGACAAAAGTTAGAACTGCAATACGGACAATTTCTGACCCATTCGTTAGAATAGGTGAATCAATCGGTAAATCAGTTACAAGGGTTTTAGCCATGTCCTCTGAGGGTGGTGTTATTAGTAAGGTGCTTGGATTTGCAAAAGGTTTTGGTGCAACACTAGGTAAGTTGTTCCTACCTGTTACTATTGTCATAGGTGCGTTTGATGCCATAACAGGGTTCATTGACGGTTTCAAAGAGTCTGAAGGTAACAATATCTTATCCAGATTCTATGATGGTGTTGGCGGTGGTCTTGGTAAATTAGTTGGTAACTTGATTGGTATTCCTCTTGACTTGTTGAAGTCTGGTGTAAAATGGATTGCGAGTAAACTTGGATTTGACAGTGCAGTTGAATTCCTCGAATCTTTTAGTTTTGCAGAACTCATTAAGAATCTTGTTTCTGCACCGTTTAACATGATATCAAAAGCAATTGATTATATTGTTAAATTATTCAGTGGTGATGCTAACCTTTTTGAAGATATAGGAAGTATGTTTGGAAGTATTGCAGATGGAGCAACCTCTCTGTTGAAGTCTATTCTTCGTGGTATCCTACCAGACCCTTCTGGTGAATCTGATGGTGTTTTTGGTTTCATCAAAAAGGCAGTTTCCTCTGTAATACCAGATGGTGTTTATGAGTTTGCTGGTCTTGACCCCAGCACAGGAGAGGCTATACCAGAACCAGAGTCAGAACAACTTGAAGCAGCAACTGGTGGTGGTTCTAATAGGTTTGACCGTGTACAGTCAAGGATGGATAGAAAAAGAGAAAGATTATCAGAGACACAAGATGAGAATTTTGAAGTAAGAGAAGTCAGAAGGCGTCCACCACCTGTAATTATTAATCAGACTGATGCATCACAAGTATCTAGTAATACCAGTAGTTCATCAACGCCTGCACCCATGAAAGACACTTCAGCGCCTGCTGGAACAGTGCCAGGTCATCCTATGTATGGTTATGGTTAATAGTCATAGATATTAGGCCCATCTTGAGTATAGATGGGTTTGCAGTATGCAGTGACTCTATCCTTGGGGTCTGATAGATATCCGTATCTATAATTACTATATTGTCTTGGAATACGTTTTGCATAGTACTGGCACACATCAATACTTCTGAATATCATTGAGTTGGGTTGTATCTGTCGAAACTCACCCACCCCCATAACAACTACTAACATAAAAGCGTGTATCATTACTTTGGACTCTTTTTAAGAGTCTCCTCTAAACTTTTCATCATTTGTTCAATCATCGGTACAGTTTTATTTGGTTCATAAATGCACTGCATTTGGTTTGGACATATTTCCCATTTGTCAACAAAGATAGTTTCTGTAGTATTGTTAGCACCTGTGTAAATGCATATCTTCTGTGTCATTACAATCTTACGTTTTGCAAGTCTACAGGTAACGTAAATTTTGTCCTTGTCCTTTTTGTTGTAAAGTACGCCCTTTGAGAGAGCTTCTGAGGTCGTCTGCACGACTCCTAATAGGATTGTCGCTACTACTAGTGCTCTCATCATTTTTGTTCATTCTCCATTCGATGTCTGCTAAACGCAGTTTTATTTCTCTTACTTTTTTTTCTGTTTCAAATTCTGGGATGTAGTGGTCTTTGTATATTTGACTTTCAAACCAAACGTAAAGACCACTAAAAAGAATAAGGGAACATATAACAATCACAAACCACCACACTACAATCATATCATACCATACCCTTTGCCCTCAATATTAATCCAACACCCCAAACAAAAACAACGGTAGTAACAATTACCAGTATGGTTGCAAGTGTATATTCTATGAACATTTTTCTTCGTTCTTTTTGGTCGTAAATCATCTTCTGTCGTTTTTTACGAATCTCTGCTTCAGTTCTTAACAACTCTTGCCACGCACTTGGGCCTCTGGTATATGTGATGATAGTACGCAACTGTTCACGCATATCTTCTGCCTTCTTTTTGGCCATGAATATTTGCATTGCTTCTTCTTCAACAGAACCAGCATTAAATATCTTTTTAAACAATGGGGGTTTTTTATTATACTCTTCTGCCTTCTTGATATCTGATACGGCACTCATCCAGCGACCCATATCTCCTGCCATGGATTCGATATCACGCCCAACCTCAAAACCTTTTTTGATGGCAGCAAAAGCACTTGACGCCGCTGAAACTGCGGCAACAACTTCTATCATAATTCTCTCTCCCTGTTACTTACTATTTATAAAAAGAGAGAATGGTTCTTAGAAAAAAGAGAGACAGGGTTTCCCCTGCCTCTCCGTCTTGGTCTACTATGCGTTGTCTTTTTGTGGTGTTACGACACTAAGGACTTTCTACACAGGGTTTGACAACTTACCCATTCGCAAGTTTCTGGAAGTAAGACATGGTGTCCTCTTCATCGGTTGCATCTACACTAGGCATAGATGGTGCTGGTTCACTCTTCATTGTAGGTGTTTCAACAACATCTTCATCCATCATCGCAGCAGCACTTGCAGTCACCGTTCCAGAGAGAACGTCATCAAGTCTTTTCTTGAGTTCATCATAAGACTTGAAGTTGGTGGGTGCAAGAAACTCTTGCAACGAATACTGGGTCTTCCAGATAGCGTTGAGGTCATCATCGTTATCTTTCAGTGCAGACACATTCTCAAATGAGGATGCATCATAGTTCCAGTAACCATCTACTTTACGAATCTTCAGTTTGAAGTTCGCACCTTCCCAAAAATCAAAAGGATTAATAGGTGTCTCATCTTCAAATTCTGGTTGCATCGCAGCCATCAGTTTGTCAAAGATTTTCTTACCATACCTAAACAAGAATACCTTGCCCTCATTCTCTGGGTGTTTGGAATCAGAGACAACGTAGATATTTGAGTAGTACTCAAGTTTACGCTTCTGTTTCCTTGCAATCTCTTTGTCTGATTCCAGACCAGTATTCCAGAGTTGAGAGTTGTAATCTGATACAGGGTCTTTCTGACCACCAAGAGTAGTCAAAGAGTTTTCAATGTACCACTTACCAGTTGGGCCTTGAAATGCGTGTTTGAACATTTTGACCCAAGGAAGTTCTTCACCTTCTGGTGCAGGCAAGAAACG